TTTGAATATCTCTTTCAATATTGGTTGAAACGATTTGCTCAAAATCTGCTGATGATACTTCAACACCTGAATGTTGATTTACCTTTTCCATCACACTTTTCGCATGGTCATTGTCCCATCCTTTACCAGTAGCTAAACCAGCAAATTTTGCGTCAATAATATCGTTTTCGAAGTCTTTCTTCCAGTTGCCTGAACCTTGTCTATCAGAGAAATGTCTTTTAGATTCACGAATGCTCATGATTTCTTCAGATTTTTCTGCTAATTGCTTTTCAAGTTCATTTACAACGGTCTTTAAGTCTTCATTTTTTTCATTGACTCTAGTCTCTAGGTCGTTCATTAGCTTTTCAGCACCTGTTAACCCAGCTTCAACTATAGTCTTTGTTTCTTCCTGTTTTGCTTCTTGAGCAGCTTTCTCTTCAGCCTCAACTTGAATTGCTTCTTGTTGTGCTTTTTCTTCAGCTGCCTTTGCTTCGGCTTGCTTCATTGCAATTTTAGCCGCAGTATCTTCTGCAACTTTTTTAGCAAATGCTTCAAGGTCGATTGAAGTTTCAGGAGATTTATTTTCTTCTGACATATCAGTCTCCATTGATGAGGATTTCTCCTCGCTTGGCTGCTCAATCTTAACAGCGTCTGCTGATTCAACTGAGTTAGCCTTTAAAAAATTACTTTGGTACTCTCTATAAGCGTCCATACTATCAAATGACTTTGCTAAGCCAAAGGTTGCCCCTTGGTTGCAAGGCACTGATACTACAGAAACTTCAAAAAGTTCCGCGTCCTTTATTTTATATCCGTCGGTTTCAGTCATATATTCAGAATCCTTGCACCTGAAACCAACAGAAAATGCTCCAAGGACTCCGTCTTTAACTAATTGTGTTATATTACCAGCGGCTTTAGATATCTTTGCAGTGATGTCTAAACCTTTATCGGTCACTTCTAAACCAGTGGCTCTGCCAATAGGTTTATTATAGTCATGGTTAAATAGAATGATAGGATTACCTTTAAAGTTTTCCAATCCACCTTTCATCCATGCCTCTGTCTCGATAATATCTCCAGCTCTATCTAGTCCGTTTGTACTTGCAGAACCTTTAATATTTACTCCTCCATCATCAGTTTCACCTAATGATTTAAAAGTGCTAGTCCAGTGATATATTTTTTCGTTATTTTTTGACATCTTTTACCTCTTTCTTAGCAACCTTCTTCTCCGCTTTTGGCGCAGGTGCTGGTGCTACTGAGACAGGATATCTTTTCTTAACAACAGACATAACTCTGTTCCATGAACCAAAGTATCTTTTTAATAAATAATCTTTGACTGGTACATCGTTACCTACTGCTTTATATTCGGCTAATGTCATTGACTCAACGCCTTTTGACGCCATGAAATCGGACAAAGCCTTTATCATCATATCTTTTGTCATTATTCTTCCTCGCTTGGTGGCGATTCGACTGGTCGACCACCTTCTTCGGGATTTGCGGCTGAACCTGCGATATTTGCAGGAACTCTTGGTGTATCAAATCCTTCGATTGTTTCAAATCTCAATGCCTCCCTTGCTTCATTCGGTGTCATAATACCTGTATTCACAAGTGTTGCATAGTAGCTTGCCTGGTCTCTTAACTCTGGTTGTAGAGCAGGTATTCCTGATACATTTTCATCAAGTTTGAAACCGAAATATCTCTCGAAAGCATACGCTATTTTATTAACTATAGGTAGTATGGTTTCTAAATAATATAATCGATGGTTTGGTCTAATGTTTGCATTATTACCGCTATCCATCAAAATTGGTGGAATACCTAACGCTTTAAGTATTATCTTTTCATTAGCGGCTATGCCGTCTTGAAAGTCTAAGTTCTTAAAGTTAATTTCTGTTAAGTCTTCAACCTCTAAACCACCGTCTAAAAACAATGGTCTCCTGCCACCTGACTGTGGGTTATATCTAGCAACCCAAGCCTGTAACATTCTTTCTTTAATTTTCTCTGAAAGAGTGTTAGGTGATTTTAAGACTAAACCTGGCACTGCTCCATTCTTGAAAAAGTTATCTTGAAACTTTCTCATGTTCTGCATTAGAACCATAGTTCTCTGTGCTGGTTTTAGTCTTGGAACTCCACGATAAATGGAGTTAAAACTGTTTTCTTTGATATGAATTATTTCTGAAGGGGCATAATCTACTGTATGGTCATACACAAACTTTTTAATGTATGTAGTTTCATCTGTCTCAATAGTAATATGCTCTGCTGGAAGATGATACAGATGCGCACCATCAAAATATACAAATATATTTCCATCAATCAATAAGTCAATTATCAGATTTCTTTTAAATGTACTTACATCTTGAAATGGATTAGGTTCAGTATTAAGTAATAAATCTACTCTAGTTCTTCGTAAATTTTTCTTAATAGGATTGATACCTTCTACTTTTGTACCAACATCGAATGGTATTTCAGCTGTGTCGTCCACTATCATGTTAACACCTCTGTTTACTATTTCTAATGTTTCGTAAGCATTTCTATAACTTATCGTATTTTCACGACTGTCTAGAGTTAAGCCTTGGTCTCTCGAAATAATATATTGAGCAGGATTTTCTTTGTCCTCTCTATCTATTCCTAAAAATCTATCATACCATGCCATGTTTGTTTCTCTGTATCTCCACCCAATTTCGTTGTTTCTCTGCTGTTAGTAGTTTTGGGCGTTTACCGTATATGTTATGCAATTTTAAATGATGCATGTGACATAGTGTAACAGCACTTTCGTAAACTTCCGTTCTATGCTCTTCGATGAATACTTCTCTTTGTGCTAGTATTTCATCTTCCGTTTTTATGGTGATTCCTTTCTTTTTACACCATGATTCAAATAACTCAGTCAGACCGTAAAAGTGATGAAAGTCCAGCTTTTCTGTACTTCCACAAATGTAACAATGCGTGTCTTTCTTATACTGCGACTTAGCTTTGTCACGAACATACTTTATCAAATCTCTCTTTAAAGTCATAAACCTACTTCATATATGAATTTTAACAAAATTTTTACCTGTTGTCAAGAACTATTTTTTCAAGGAGTAGACTAGAAAGTTGTAGCACTTACCTCGAATGAATATAGCGCATAACGAAGGGCATCACTCATGTGAGATGCTGCATTATGCTTTGGTTTTTCCTTTAATAAATTAGGATTTGGATCCCACTGGTATTGGTCTAGAGCCCATAGTGACTCTTTACATCTTTGGTCTACGATTAGTTTATCATTGTCTACTACACCAGCTACATATCCTATACCATCTAGTACTGACTTCTTTGCATTAATAGTACTAATATCATAGTTCTGTGCAAAATCGAATCTTGTTTGTTGAGCAGCTGAATCAATATAAATATAATCTATGTCCCATTTATCTATCATTTTTCGTATTTCCATAGCGTGCTGCTCTGTTGTTCTTTCGCTATCTAGATACTCATCTAAAAGATAGAAGTTTTGTGAATCCCAGTCGTACCCAATCACACATAATGCTGTAGGGTCTTTATAACCCACGTCAAGTCCTGCGAAAACATCCATACGACTGGTATCCAGTTCTGCCAAGTCTGCGACACACTCCTCATGATTGAAAGCCCAAACCTGACCTTCAAACACATTAAAGTCTGCCATATACTCTTGATTAAATTCTGCATCTGACATAGTTTTCTTTGCCTCTGCAATATCTTCCTCAGATAGTCTTGGATTCTCGTGGTAAGTAGCTTTTACACTTGCCCATTGTGGGTACTCATCAGAATAGCCTCTATACCAAAACTCTGCAAACCAATTATTTCTACCACGAGGGGTAGATATAAATAGTGCTTTTGAATTTTCTTTATCTAGTGTAGGACGAAGTGCGACATTGAACGCATCTTTGCCGTCTACAAGTGCTGCCTCATCAAATATAATTAAGTCATAACTTCTACCAACAACAGAGTCTACCTGATTGATTGACCCCATACGAATAGTAGAGTGGTTTGATAACTCAATAACTTTATCTTTTGCATTATCACGAATCACTTCTAAATCAAAGTGCTTAATTAATTGTCTTTGTAAATCAAAGGAAATCTGTGATAAAGAATAGTTAGGTGACATTAGTAAAACATTACAGTTTGGTACTAAAGTGACTAACTGACCTATAATATTTGCAATGTAAGTTTTGCCCTGTCTACGAGAGACAGCTGCACATACAAAACGATATTTAGGATTGTTGATTGCATTGATGATTGCATGTTGTGAACTGTTAGGTACAATACCTAATAACTCAAGATACCCTTCCATAGGTAACTTGATAAATCTTGACTGCTCTTGAAAAGCCATCAAGCTATCGGAGACTATGTCTTTTCTACTAATGTCTATCAATGTATTATCTCGTCAGTAAAAAAGTTATCCAATGTGTCCTCGTCCAAGAGACCATGCTCTTGGGCCTTGTGGTATAAGTATAAATACGATGCTGCTAGTTGTTTGAACTTTGCCTCAGCTTCTGAAAGATTTCTAATCTCTTCCTTTTTTAGAAATGTAGTTAGAAATTTAGTGGCATGTACCATTCCTTCGTCTAACCAAAGTTTTTGTCCGCTTACTTTATGCATTATCTTCTCCTTCTTCGAGTTGTTTTTCTTCTTCTTATACCTTTTACATGCTTTTGGGATTTTGGTGGTCGCTTTTTACTCCCACCTTTTCCTGCCCAAAAGACTTTGTTTGCCCAGAACGCTGCTGAAGATTTACCCTTACGAATATTCTTAGCGTGTCTTGCTTTGAAACTTCTTCTAGCTTCTGGACTATAATTATGACCCATGCCTTGCGCTCCGAATCTAATTATTTTTATTTTACCACCAACTCTTACAGCAACAACTGCTTTTTTGGTTTTGTGGTTAGGCGTTCTTTTTGGTTTGTTTAAACCTGTAAGTCCTGCTCTTTTTAACCTAGCTTTCTCTGCTGCTGTAAGTGCCATTATCTTCTACGCCTTCTACCTGGAAATCTAGCTCTAGGTGGATTTTTAGTTTTACCATATCTAGGTCCTATTCCCTTTGGAGATGCAGAATATAACATTGCTCCGACGCTATGTGGACTTTTAGTATTAACTAAAGTTCCAGCTGCTGCGTTCATATCTCTTGTTACTCCTCTTTTGAGTACATGTTTACGGATTTTAGAAGTATTGTGTCTACTTGGTCCGCTTAGAAAACCGCCTTGTCTAGCCATTATTTTCTCCTCAATGCTCTACGATATACACCGTGAGAGCTTCCCGGCATGAATCTCTTTGCTTTTCCTCTGCCATGAGAGTGTATGCCTTTTAATCCCAGCTTTCTTGCTCTTTTACGAGCCGCTCCAGCTGTCTTATAAATATCTTTATTTCTGATATACTTTTTATGTTTTCTTTTGTTTATCATCTTCTGCGTCTTCTAGTGGTCTTTTTCTTCTTTCTACCACGCTTTGCAAAAGTTGCTACGTTTCTTGGTTTACCCCCAGGATTACCTGCTGCTCTTTTTCTTCGTACTGCTGAACGAATCTGTGCTTTTGTCATTCTTCTAGCTTTACTAGCAGGTACACATTTAGGATAACCTCTTTTACTTTTTCTTGCAGACTTTCTTCCACAAGGGGCATATCCACCACCTTTACGAGGTCTAGATATATCTACCCAACCTTCTTTAAACCATTTGGTTAATCCACCGCTATGTCCTGGCATTTACTTTCCTTTTTCTTCAGCTTCTATCATTTTGTCTTTGATATCTACTGAGCCGTCCCAGTTTTTATCTTTACCTGTAATGATATTCCATAATTGGAGAAGCTTTTCTTTGATGTAACTCATCTTCTTTTTACTCCCATTCTGAAACGTCCGCCTCGTTTCTTGTAAGTTCTTACTAACCACCCATTTGCATATG